CTTCCATCCAGTGAATGATCGCATCATCTGAATTGTTCTTAAGAACGACTTTGTCGACTGGTGATTCTAGCTGCTCAAACATGTTTAATATGCTCTCGTAGCTGCTCTCTCCGTGATAAGTCACTTCAACTTTCCCAAAATCGGCTTTCTTGCCTTTCGAAAAATTCTTCCATGAATTTGCAAAGTGAACTCTCGGCAATGAACCTACAACACTTTCGTCAACTATAATTCTGGGTGGTTTATTGTACTTTGCAGTTTCAATCTTCAGTTTCCATTCACACACTTTCATGTATGTATGGTTAGCCAAAAGACCTTCAATTTCCAAATCCTTATACCCTGATGCTCTCAACCGTTGCTTTACATGCTTCTCTAAAGTTAATAGATAAGATGCTTCAGCAATAGGAATTGCATACTCATGGTAACCGAATTGTTCCCTAATTATATTTGCGAGGTCACTACCGTAAACTTGACAGTAATGATTTTGATTGGTTCGGAGACTGTTCTCGAAGTCAAAGCTTTCGTTGTCCACATGATCACCATAATACACTCTCAAATTACCAACCTCATCTTGGTCACTGTCAGATTTCAGAAATTTCTTCTGATGGTGTCTGGCTAAACCTTCTGATATGTTGTTATCTGAATTCGCGTAAATGATGCCTGAGTGGGCGAAACCGAAACCAAATAGGGAATCGTACTTCGTTTTCTTCAATTGCGTATCATCCTCGTACTTGCCGAAATCTAAGATTCCAGTTTTTCCGTCGAAAAATTTGCGGTTCTTTTCTGCGACATATGCGTCGTTGAAGACCCAAGTTCTTTTGTATTTGTGATCATCAGGTAAATCATAATGAACCTGATTAGCCATCCCGGTAAAGTACAAACCAGTAGAGCGAGGCTGGAATTGTGAAAATTCCAACCTCTCAACACCCCATTGCTCGGTCAACGAGGCCTTAACTCCCTATTTAATCACGCTAGAGCGCGATTGTAAGGGAACAGCAGAAGCAGACAATTGAAAGTCAACTAGGAGTCGATGGGTAACGGCCAAGATTGTGTGCGAAATCAATTCTCGGTAAGTTGGCCCCAAAAGCGCTTCTTTATGTGGATGATCCGAATATAACTTCGTCACATTCTCACCTAATCTGGATGCCAACCAGGAAAATACCATTTGAGTCTCAAAGGAGCCTCCTGGGCGGAAGATAGGAATATCTGATAGAAGCTTACGGTATAGCTCCTCCCAGATCTGCACTTCGTAGTACGAATTCCATAACCCTGTAGTGACGTCTACAGCAAAATTACCCGTAACCCTTCGAGATTCGACTGTTGTCTGACCATTGGTATAAGAATACGCTTCGCCTGGAACATGTAAGTCTACTGAGCCTAAACTTGCCAATTTAATTGCCTTGGTTGTAACGTAAGCCCCTGACTCAAAGAATCTATATAAAAGTGATTTCTTTTTAGTCATTGCTGGAGTCGCTAACACCTTGGTATTAAAGTTGAATGGCACCGTTTTCGGTCCTTCGAGGTATAACAAATAATTTGCTACAAAGACTAGTCCCCTCCAAACTAGTCCAGACGTGGGGTCACCACTGTCACATCTCGATCCCAACATATGCGGAATCAGAGTCATACCCTCAAGTGGTTTGATCGGCGTAACCTCAGGGACTTCATCTTCTGTGTCTTCAACAGGTCGTTTTGCCAAGGAAATAGTCTCATCGTTGAAATTGAGGGTGCTAAAATATAATGGTACGCTGGTTAAACCATCTCCACAATAATATCTATGCACCCCTAACTTAACGGAATTCCTATAACTCTGGCAACTTTCGCAATCCGGGAATTTTGGGCAGCAACGCGCTCTTGCACGTCTCCAATGGTTGATAATTCTTCCACTGGTGTTTGGGCACAGGTTCCATTCCCTTTCGGGAGGCTCTTGAGCCATCCACCCCTTGACAATTGGGTGCCGCACTTGTTTCCATTTTGCAATCGATCTGTCTACTTCACTGAGTCCAAGGGTGAGAAACTCAACCTGATCGTCTTGGTAAGTAAAACTTTTTAGAAGTGTACCTATAGCATTCACCTCCTGAATGGCTTGACTGACACTCTCGAAATCGTAAATAATGTGAGGATCAGGGAACCTAATGACCCCTACACATTTGTCCGTAAAATTACTAGGGCCACTCACTCTTTCGAATGGTAAGGCAAGACCCTGGTTTTCATTTGGATTTGTTTCACCGTTTACGTTCTCGGTTTTTAGCACTTCTTCTTCCGGCGGTGCTGTCGCGGGTAATAATTGGAAAGGAAGATCGAAGAAATCATCATAGAATCGCATAGGCAATTCCATGTTGTTCCTCCACGCGTAATCTTCACGTTCATATTTAATGATCGAATTTACAGAAAATGACTCATCTCGCGATGGTGTGTCTACAACATTTTCCTTAATCTCATTCACTTTCACCCCCTTGGTTATTATTTTGTTTTGAATTTTGGGTTCAGGTTTGCTTTCCTTGGTTAAAGCCTCCTTTTTGAAAGGTTTTCCAATCTCAACCCCATTGGTTGGGCTAGTTTTAGTTGGAGAGACCTGATTAATTTTCTCCTTCTTCTTCTTGGTTCTAGCTTCCTTCTTGGATAAGATCGGTGGTTTCTCATCCAAAGGGGTTGACTTATCCCCTATGACATCTTTAACAACCGATGAAGTGTCAAGCTTATCGGTTCCTTGGGATTCTCCGGTACGAACGACTGGATTCCCCCCAAGTGGAAGCACAACATTGCTGGTAGCTTTACAGATTTGACATGCACAACCGGCGCGGCAGTCAATCCATCCTGGATCTTCTGCATCATCTTCCAATTGCTGTTCGTCTATCGCCATCTGCGTAAGAATTGTCTCTTCATCCACCCCTTTCATCACCATTTCTTCTAAGCTGGTGACACCATCAATAGAGCTGATGATATCATGATAATCCTTAAGACGCTTCCTGGGTATGTGAGCTATTGATTTGGCACAAGTACATGGGAGTCCGGCAATGTGCATCGAGCATAACAATAAATGTTTAACTTCGATTTCACCGCCTGCCTCCTTTTTCGTCTTGGCAGCTATTCTGGCTTCGGCCCCGGGTTTTGGTTTGTTAGGCCGTTCCCTTGGATGATAAGGTGCTTGTTTACAATCAGTGGGATGGGACTTCTGGCAAAAAGGTACTTTGAACACGAAGTCCTTCCCTTTTGCTTCACCGTTAGCCCCATTTTCTTCAGGATGTATAAGGTGTAAATTCTTATCTGCCCTCCTGGCAAGTTTCCTGGCGTCGCTCAGGGCCTTCTGCTTATTCCTATTGTTCTCTTTTTGCAATGCGATAATTATTTTCTCGTTAGTACACCTAGTGCACTCGCCACAACTTTCTTTTTTATTACACACGCAATGTAAGTTTACCTGTTTGGCTATCTGAGTTGCCACATTGGAAGGTAAGCTTTGTTTCACAATTGAAAACCGCTTCGGGGCTCCTTTTGAAACCTCGGATTTGTTAGAAATTTGTTTTACGAAATCCCTAACCTGATGAGTATAATTCTCCCTATCTTGTGCAGAACATCTTTTACCCTTTGTCACCAAAGCGACTGGAGGAGGAATGTATTTTCTGTTCAAATCGTTGCGCAATTTATATTCGCTTACAGCCAGATGAGGCATGCTTTGAGTTTTGTTCTCGTTCTCGAAGCCCTTCTTACCTTCATGACGTTTAATCATAGCTAGGTTAAAAGATGCATTTCGCAATTTAGCAGTGTTTTCATCTTGTGTTTTATTTCGATTTGGTCGAAAAGATTTATTGAATTCCTGGTGCAACAGCCTCCTTGCGGGAGCGTATCGCACCA